ACTTGACCACCAGCAGCACCAAAGAGCGTATGCTGGCGTACTACAAGGACTACTTTGAGCGCGGGATGATGAACGTGTTCAGCATGGACTTGTTGGAAGAGATGAAGACCATCGTGCGTGAGAACGGATTCATAGGCGCACCTGGTAGAGCCAAGGATGACAGGGTGATTGCCGCCGCGCTGGCTTGCGTAGCCTTCGCAGAGCAAGTTCAGCCCCGCTTGATAGCCGCCAAGCTCACCCGCGAGGTGAGTGCTATGAAGGAAATGCGGTCAGCAGAAGAGTTATCCACAGCCACCAACGTCAGCAACTACCTCAAGAAGATAGGAATGTACGGCTCATGAAGGCTTTGACCAAGCAGGAGTTGTTTCGGCAGATGAAACGGTTCGTAAAAGACCAGGACAGAGGCATCTCTATAGCCTTGTTTTGCGAACTTGCGGGCATAAGTAAGCAGCAGTTCTACGATGTATTTGTCCACAGGATTTATCCACAGACCGAAATGATGCAATTGCGGGTCAGCAAGGCCTATCAGCAGTGGAAAGAAGGCAACGTGAAGGTCATGCGCCGCAAAGACAACACCCGTTTTGTGGAGTACAGGCGGGAGTCACAGCCCGCCATGATGCCTGGAATGGGGCTAAAAGTTACGCCAGACGGCATAAAAATCAAGGTTGGAATGGTCAACCGCCATGATTACAGTGAAATTGACCTACAGGAAGCACTTAGAGGGTAACTATGGCTATTTTGAGAGACTACTACTGCGAATCACACGGTGTATTTGAAGCATGGGAGCCTGAGTGCCCCATGAAACACTGCAAAGCCACCATTTCCATCATTCACCTCAAACCAGTGGGCATGAGGTCGGCAAAAACCGCCAAAACGGACAAAACGCTGGATGGATTAGCAAAAGACTTCGGAATGACGGACATCAAGTCCACCAGAGAGGGCGAACACCAATCTGGCTACCTCAAACGGAACAATAAGCTCTCTGACAAGGAATATGCAGAGGCTACAGCCGCCAGCGAACACTTTGAGAACCAAAAGCAGAAGGAAAGCAAGCCTGGTGATGCTGCTATCTGGGGTAACGGCGGGAACATCTCTATGAAGTCAGTCCTTGGCGGGCAATTCAAGTCTTTGGCAGGGGAACCTGTGGGCATCAACCCCCGTGAGGCGGGCAATTTGACAGGGCCAAAGCCCGCAAGTTATATTCCAGACCACGAAAACCTTTCGGTTCCTAAACCATGAGAATCCCCAAAGAGCCACTACAGAGGGAATTGTTCTACCTTGACCTGATACAAAAGTGTCTTGTCTCGCGGGAAGAGCGCCGTCCTGACTACGCTTCCCTCCGTAGCTACTACCTCTTTGGGAATGCGCCCAGCGAATCGCCCGCAATCTTCAACAAAATCTACCCGCACATTGACCAGCTAACGGCGTTCCTGTACTCAGCAGAGACAACCCGCTTCTCTATCAATCTCGGTGCGGCGGTGCATGAGCTAGAACACCGCAAGATTCCCGTGCTGACCCGCGCACTCAACGATGAGTGGCTCAACAGCAATGCCGACCAGGTGTTCTCATCCGCTGTGTCTTGGGCGCTGTGCTACAACACCACCTTCGTTAAGCTCATCATGAACAACGGCATCCACCCGTACATGGTAGAGCCTGGAAGCATGGGTGTGTTGCGGGAAGATACTCCGTACACCGACAGGCAAGAGGCCATCGTTCAAAGCTACTACATCACCAAGTCGGAGTTGTACGCTCGGCTGTACGACCACCCGCAACGCGATGCTATTGTCAAGCGCGTGAGCGCCACGCAGCATGAGCGCACAGAGATTGCTAACGGGGTAGAGCGCATCATCCTGTCTGCGTCCAACCCGACCATGTACGGTAACGTCAACCTCGACCTTGCTGGCAACAACAAGTACAAGGCCACGGTGTCAGAAGAGACTGTGGAGATGATTGAGTTGTGGGTGTGGAACGATGACATCGCTGATTACCAGGTAGTGACCCGCGCTGACCCTGACATCATCATTTATGACCGCCCAGGTGAACAGGTCTTCTTGAAAGGCGAACTGCCATTCATTCAGATTTGCCCAAGCCCGTTGTACGACTACTACTGGGGTCAGTCAGAAGTGTCGCGTCTGGTTTACCTCCAGCAACTGCGAACAAAACGTCTTGCTGAAATTCTTGACCTGTTGAGCAAACAAGTCTCGCCGCCCACGGCGTTGATTGGTTTCACAGGTATCTTGGATGAGAAGAACTTTGCGCTCAACCGCGCTGGTGGTTTGCTGGCAACTGATATGCCCAACGCTAAGGTTGAGAAGCTGGCTCCCACCATCCCGCCGGACTTGTTCAAAGAGTTGACTCAGATAGACCAAATGTTTGAAGAGGTGTCTGGCATTGGCAACGTGCTGCAAGGCAAGGGTGAGGCGGGTGTCCGTTCCTCTGGTCACGCCAGCCAGCTTGCCCGCTTAGGTAGCAGCCGCGCTAAAAAACGTGCGCTTATTGTTGAGGACAGTCTTGAGAAGTTAGCTACGCTGTATCTCAAGTGTATGCAAGCATACGACAACACGCACTTCAAAGATACAGAAGGCTTGTCGTTCATTGCTGAACAGTTCACCAAAGACTTTGTGGTCAAGGTGGATGCACACAGCAACAGTCCCATCTTCACAGAGGATTTGCGGCAACTGGCGTTCAATCTGTTCAAGGCGCAAGCTATTGACAAGGAATCCTTGCTTGACTTGCTGGAGCCGCCCATGAAACAATTGCTCGTAGACAGGCTCAAGAAGATGGAAGAGAAGCAAGCTGAAAAAGCCGCTTCTGCTCCACCTAAATCACCAGGCCCAAAACCTAAGGAACAATGATGGCAGCAGAACCAGGTTCATCCCGCGCAGGCGTTACCCAGCCCAAGGCTGACCAGCCCCGTGTAAATACATCATCTCTGCAAAGAAAAGAAGCGGCTCCCTCCTTGACATACCGTCAGGACGGGGTTAAAAACTATGCAGGGCGCAGTCAGCGTGATTACGCCCGCCGTTGACCACTAGGAGTTTCTCATGTACAAAATGGCAAAGCGCGGTCGCAAGACTCGTCGGTAAGAATTCCGTAAGGAATAGGGTATGGCTGCTTCCCCTTGTAAGTAAGTGGCCGCCTTGATGAAGGAGCGCATTATGCGTAAAGGTCGTAAAGGACGTAAGTCTCGCAAGTAATCAAGGGTAAAACCTTGATTGCCTAGAGCAGCACATCATTGGCGGTTGGATGATAAATAACCGCCACTATTGACAAACCGTTTGTATATGGTACAAACGCGACCAAAGGAGTTAGTTATGAGTGTGCCAGAAGAGAAGTTGAGAGAGCTAATGCGAGGCAGTCGTTCTGCTGGCGCTGCTATGCCAACCCCTGCTCCTGGCGCTGACGCTCCCCCTCCTGGTGCAATGTCAGATGCGGAAACACCGCCTATGTCCGCGCCTATGTCCACCCCAGAACCAAAGATGGGCAACAAAGAAGCCGCAATGATTAACATTGGCATGGCAGTGGATTTGTTGGAACAGTCATTGCCCGCTTTTGGGTCAGAGTCCCCAGAAGGTCAAAAAGCCTTGGCTGCTATTCGGCAACTGTCGGGCTTGATGGGGCCGCGCAAAAACAAGACCAACGAATTGCAGCAATCTGAAATTTTGCAGATGCTTCAAACTCTTCCTCAAGCTGGTGGCGCATCGCCTGAGGCGAAGGCTATGTCTGCTGCGCCGATTCCAGGTATGCCACCCGCCGGAGGAGGTATGCCTCCACCACCTGGCGGCGGTATGCCACCCCCTTCTCCCCCACCTATGTAAGGAAATATCATGGACTTGTTCAAACCCCGTGGCGCAGCGGCTCCTCGCAAACCCACTGACAACAACCAACAAAATGGCGTTGTAACCAACACCCCCCGTTTTGCTCAACTCGGCGGTCTGTCTAGCCCGTCCAAGCTGGGTGGAAAAATGGGCATGGCTGTCCAAAAGCCTGGTGACGGTAAGCGCGTAATCTAAGACATTAAGAGGGTAACTGTATGTCGCTTGAAAACATTTCTCTAGAGGCTCGTGATGAGCTGGCTGCTCTGTCCCAGATGCTGGCTGAAAATCCCGAGACTCGCAAAGACTTTCTCCGCATGACCAAGAAGGTCAAGCCGGACTTGCCAATCCCCGAACTCGACATGGAAGACTACACCCGCAAGGCTGTTGGTCAATCCGAAGCGCGTGTTCAACAATTGGAAGCAAAGCTGCGGGAGCGTGACGCTGTGGAAGAACTCCAGAAGCGCCGCCAGGGTCTGATGAAGAAAGGACTGATTCAGTCTGAGAGCGAGATTGAAGAAGTAGAAAAAATTATGCTTGACAAGAAAATCCATGACCATGAGACTGCGGCGCAGTACCATTCGTGGATGAAGCAGGCAGCAATTCCTACTTCTTCTGGATACAACCCTTCACCCGTAAAGCAGTTTGATTTGAACCGCTACTGGAAGAATCCGGCTGGCGCTGCACGGAATGAAGCGATGAATGCGTTGAACGATTTGCGTAGGCCTAATCGTCCAATAGGTTTGTAAAAGAGGGTATCTTTTGTTTATCTGTTCGTAAGGAGGCCTTATGGCTATTGGCGGCGGCATCCTACCAGCTACAGGGTCATCTCAGTTTACTGAACTGACTTACGTAACTCGTAGAGCCTTTATTCCCAAGCTGGTTGTCCAGCTTTACAATTCGACTCCGCTGCTTGCGGCCCTGATTAGCAATAGTCAGCAAGCCTCTGGTGGTGTTTCTTCTGTAACCGTTCCCGTCCAAGGCGCACAGTTTGTGAATGCCCAATGGTCTGACTACAGCGGCTCTTTTGCCCAACCGTCAGTCCAGCAAGGTGCTTACAACGCTGAATTCGACCTGAAACTGATGATTTCTCCCGTGCCGTTCCTCGGCATGGAAGGCGCAGTTCAGCAAGACGCAGCAATTATCCCGTTGATTGAAGCTCGTATGAACGATGCGACCAACGTGATGATGGACGCAATGGCAACTGCTCTATACAACAACACCACCAACACCCAACAGTTTATCGGACTGCCTGGTGCTGTGGATGACGGTACAACCCTGCAAACCTACGGCAACATCAACCGCTCGACCTACACCTGGTGGAAGTCGAAGCAGTACGCTGCTGGCTCGGTTAACCCCACTCGTCAGAACATCCTGCAATACATCTCCGGCACTGTGAAGAACGGCGCTGAGATGCCTAGCTTTGGTGTTTGCGGCTTTGGTACTTGGACGCTGCTGGCTCAAGACTTTGTTGGTCAAGAGCAATATGTCATCACCCCAGGTTCCGGCTTTGACGGCGACAACAACGGCCCCCAGGCTGCGTTCCGCGCCCTGATGGTTGCTGGTGTTCCTATCTATCCTGACCCCTACTGCCCCGAAGGCACGGTGTACTTCCTTAACACCAACTACCTGTCGCTCTACATCCATGAGCAAGGTTCGTTCGTGTTCACAGGATTTGAGTCCACTCTGCCCAACTGGCAAATTGGTTATGTCGGCGCTGTGCTGATGATTGCCGAACTGGTGAACGTCAAGCCCAAGTCGATGACCAAGGTGACGGGTTACAACTACCTCTCACTGTAAGGAGCATAGAGCATGTCTTTATCACTCAATAAAATTCTGCTTGCCAGCGCAGCCACTAACACGGCTGGTGCTTATCTGCAAGGCATTACCATCACCAGCATTGGTATTGGTAACGCTACGTTGATGAACGCTGGCGTGTCTAGCGCACAGACCATTCCCGCTGGTGCATACATTCTTCCTCAAACCACCAACAACGTGGCTATTGAAGTGAATGCGTACACCTCGGCTAATGCAAATGCGTGGACTACGTACATTGCTGCTAACACTGGCGGTACTATCATTTCTGACGGCTACAACGTGCGTGCAAACGCAACCACTGGCAGCCAGACTTTGACTCTGTACACCTCCAATGGCGGCAACAACGCTCCTGGCACTTACACCAGCTAAGGAGTAGACATGAACGCAAACCATGTAGGCGCTCGTTACCCAGACTCATTTGGCAATTTTGTTATTGCCGTAGCACCCATTGTTCCGCTTAATGCGGTAAGCAATGCTGCTGCTGTGATGTCTGTGGTAGGTACAAACTACATAGTTCGCAAAGTCACTGTCTCAAACGCAAATGCAACCGCTGCCACCGCTAACGTAAGCATCATTACGTCTAGCGATGGCAACGCTGCAAATGCAGTTTTTGCAACAACCCAACTGTCCAACGTAACCAGCAGCGTCAAATTCCAAGACATTGCACCAGTAGCAAATGCCGTTTCCAACGTGTATAGCTCGGGTGCTTTGTGGGTGAAAGTCACCACTGCTGTTGACGCTACTTGCGAAGTGACGGTCTACGGT